CGCTGTACAATTTTTGCATAGCATCGAAATGAAAGATTACAATTCCTGCGTTAGTAAAAACTCTCCAAGACCAAAGGTCTCGAAGATAAAAAATCTAACAGGAAACCTTTGATTCCGAAGAACTAAGCTTTACAACTTGATCAAAGATCAAGACCATAGCGACTGCACCACATATGGTTTTATATACAAAACATGTATTATGCAGGTGTGGGATCCGCAAGTTGATAATCAACTGTTGGACAGCACAAAAAATGCAAACATGTAAAATCTGGACCTGCAGAGACCTCAGATTGAAGAGCACAACATTGTGAGGTATTCGGATCTCCTGATGCTACTCTCTTAAGCAAGAGTTGTAGTACAACTGCCTGAGAATCCGTACCGTCTACCGATGATCCTGCAACATATATCGTAGGATCCACTAGTGAGAAATTGAAGTTGTTGTAGTCTGGGAAATTGAACACAACTGAACCATTAGTTCGAGTTGTGGTGATTGCCATACCGGCTAACCCATCTCGAGAATAGTATCCTCGATTGAGTATATTTGCTTTATTGGACATCGTGGGTGTATAACCTGAGTGTCCCAAAGTAGAGACAAATCTTTGTGCAGCTGTTGTTGCACCGGTGTCCGTTGCACGGACAACTCGAACTTCATCCATAAATCCATAAAGTTCAGTAGAAGGTGTGATTGTATAATTCACACTGCCACGATAACCTAGGAACATTCCACTAATATAGGGAATATGACTCATTGTGTTGAAAATGAATGGGTTCGAACCAGAAGCAGCAACGACATTACTGGCAGACGTTGCAGTCCAGGATGGATCATAACCAGGTGTATAAGGCATACGTTTGTAAGCCTTTCGCACAATGTTAAACAATCCACCCGTGGCTGAAGATAGAGGGGTTGTCTCAAAAACTTGCGATCTATGCAATATATTTCGCAATGATCCAACTGCCTCACCAAAGTTAAGCCCATATCGCTCCGGAATAGTGATCGAGGGTTTACCAATAATGATCTTATCAGACACTATATTGGTCTTATCTTCACCCTGTAGAGCGAAAAAGCTAGGGACAACATTAGTTCCATCAGGACCAATGTGCCCAGCAGGGTTGGCAAACTCAAAATTATCACCTCCTCGGACAAAAAACAATAAATTGACCGTACCAGCAGCAGGTGCTGTGAGAGTGTTCAAAACACGCACTGTCAACACACCATTGTCCACTCCCAAACGTGGAGCCAAGGGGTTACCTGGAGTCCAATTCTCAGTCAAGGTCTGATCATACTGTAACCAACCAAGATCCTGATGATATGGTATAGTGAATTCAACATCATCATGTTCTCCGATATCCAAAATTTCAGTGTAAACCACGTTCTCACCAGGATCAGTTGTTGAAATGTCATTCCGTGGATCATAAGAGATCTTCAATCGCCCCTTATGGAACTTTGTGCAGACAACTTTGATACGGACTTTGAGATCTCCCCTCCAATGTTTGAACATTGCTCCCACATAAGAAAGAGGGACATGATAAACCCGAGTGCCAACTTTCACAGCACCGGCATTGTTGATATTAGTTTGTGACCACAAAGAGGGTGACACTCTCATATTGAAAATTTGAGTGCCAGCTAGATCAGTAGTTGACCATGAAGTACCACCGAAATAACTCTCTTTGTCCCTCAAATACGACAAAGCTAATTCATCCATTGACCCAATACCATGAGGTGAAGGATCTATGGACAATTCTTGCTTAGGATCTAGAGTCAATTTCTGCACTGGCGTACCAATATGAGCCGAAGCTAGCATAGGAGCATTCATTGGGCGGAACGCATGTATGTCATCAATAACAGGTACGTTAGTGTAACCAAACAATTGTGCTATTTGTGATACTGCACCAGCTCCAAGCTCTGTAGCTCTGGCAAACCTTCCTATGACTGGAATCTTGGTCAACATACTCGCAACTGATGCCACTGCTGATGCAGGTTGTGACACTGGTCCAGTACCATACTCATCCTTACCCTGCAAAGCTAACTTTGAGGTTGAACCCATAAGTTCAACATCAGTCATCCAAGCATATGTGCGTAGAGTAACTGAACTCGTACCACCCGATACGGCAACAGCGAGTGTTTTGTAAATAACATGATTAATCGTTCCCATATTTTGAACTTCAGTGGCAGACGTAATATCTAACCAATTCTTATGTAGGAAGAAACGACATGTCATCTCACCACCAGAGTTAGCTTGTGGGTATATATAAAACCCAGGTTGCTGTGAATAGGGTACCAGAAGTGGCAAATCAGAAATTAGATTGGTGCGAATCTTATTAGTCACAAAACCCAATAACGGGGAATAACATGCTCTCACACAACCATACTGAAATGGCGACGCATTGATAACCACCTTGATATGCAAATTACCTCTCAAAAATGCAAAATTATCGATTTTCTTCTTAATTGCAGCATTATTAAGAAAGGCATACCAAGGTTGAAAAGTCTTGAGAACACCAATAATATCAGACGTGGTCCATGTGGTCGTATCCACTAATGTAGGACGTGCCAAGAAAGTTCCTAGACTTAAATCATCCGTATTGTCAACGCGTGCCACCATATTACCAGAGATAGGCAGGTCGACCACCTCTCCCACAGCATTATCCAAGAACGTAACAGTCTCAGACTGTTCAGTTCCAGATTCAACTGCAGTTGAAGTATTCCCAATCTCAGCATCAACAAGTTGCTGAGATTGGAGTTGAAACAAAGAATAATTAATACTCTCAATGGGGCTATTCTCCACCAACATTGAAAGAGAGGTA